AGAAATAAATTTTTAATTTGTATAAGGTTTGATTATATTTGAGGCATGGCACGAAGTACATATAAAATGAGTCCGCTCGCCTATATGGAGGAGGGACAGAAAAGGCGAGACGCCGGGGAATTTGTAAAGCCCACCGATGCAGAGGAGCTTTATTTTGCATTCATCGAGTACTGCAAATTCATGCAGGATAACTATTTCTCCCAGGCTCACAAGAATAAGAATGGCGAAGACTGTAGCGTCTACATTTCCCGCCCGATGACCATCGAATCATTTAGGCTGTTTGCTGGCATCAATCCTGTTGAGTACGAGGAGCTCACGGGAGACCCGGTAGCAGCTGCAATTGGTGGCACCATCGAGGACGCCATCAATTCCCAGCAGATTGAGGGAGCACTGGTTGGCAAGTACGCTGCCAGCCTCATCCAGGTGCTTCAAGGCCGAAAGACCAACGTCAATGTGACGGGAGGTATCACTCTCGAGCAGATAACAGGAATGGAGGTAAAATAATATGGGACGCCGGCTTCAATTTGATACCAAAGGCAACGAGAAGCAGAAGGAAGTGGCTCGGTTATGGCTTGATGACTCGGTCACTGACATTCTGTATGCTGGCACGAAAGGTGCTGGCAAATCGTACCTCGGGTGTTCCTTGATAGCCGGCGATGCCCTCACCTACCCGGAGACCTTTTATTTTATTGCGCGTAAGACGGCTGCCGACCTGGTCCGGTACACAATCCCCTCCATCTACGAGGTATTTGCCCATTGGGGCATCACGGAGAACTACTACCACTTTAATGGCCAATACAACTTCTTCGAGTTGTACAACAAAAGCCGCATCTACCTGATCGACGCCAAGTATAACCCCAGTGATCCCATGTACGAGAGGTTCGGCTCCATGCAGATGACCCGGGGATGGATCGAAGAGGGTGGCGAGTTTATCCGCGAGGCGAAGACCAACCTCCAGGCTTCCCTCGGCAGATGGAAGAACGACGTCTACAAGCTGGCTCCCAAACTCCTCATCACCTGCAACCCGTCCAACAATTTCCTCTACACGGACTACTACAAGCCATGGAAGGAGAACAAGCTGCCTCCTTGGCGTCGGTTCGTCAAAGCTCTGCCCCAGGACAACAAGACTCTCCCAGACACGTATATCGAAGGGCTTCTCCGGAACCTGACCCAGTCGCAGATCGAGCGACTGGTCTTTGGCAACTGGGAGTATGACGATGACCCGAATTGGCTGGTCGACTATGACGCAGTGTGCGACATGTTCAGCAATGAGTTCGTACTCCCGACGGGCGACAGGTTCATTAGCACTGACCTTGCCGGAAAAGGACGAGACAGTTGGGTGGTTGGAACCTGGGATGGCATGGTATGCCGGATCCCCATTGCCAAAGGCTTCTCGGAAGGCAAGGAGATGGAGGAGAAGATCGCCAAATTGGCCACCGGTCTGAAAGTACCCCGGTCCAGCATCGTCTCTGACGCTGACGGACTTGGGTTCTACTTGGAGAGCTATCTGAAAGGCATTCGGGAATTCCACGGAGGACAATCAGCCATTGACTCCAAGACGTACAACAACATCAAGTCGGAGTGCGCATTCAAGCTGGCAGAACTCATCAACAAACGTCAGATCCACATAATCTGCTCTCCCGAGGTCCAGGAGAAAATCAAGCAGGAGATGACGGTCCTCAAGTCCAAGAACACGAACTCCGCTGAGCAGAAGCGAGAGCTCATCTCTAAGGACACCATGAAGCAGCTCCTCGGCAGGTCGCCAGACTTCCTGGACATGCTCATCATGCGAATGATATTTGAGATCAAGCCGAAGGCGACTGGCATGAAGTCCGCCAAAATCATAATCCCCGCAAAACGATGATACTGGACATCATAACCCTCATCCGCAACATGGTCAAGATGGTCAATCCTCTGGCCGTCTTTGAGTGTGACCAGGCTCGAATGCTGAATGTCAAAGTAGACACGATGGAGAGGTTCGTGACAGACTCGGACGGCAATCAGACGTCGTCCGACTTTGTCTATGTTGAGGAGCCCACCACTGGCTACTACGATACGCCATATCGGGGCTATCCCACTCAGCGTACCATCATGCAGGTCTATTTCTGCAAGTTCGAGCCGATGGCCAACGATGCCTACAAAGGCGATACGAAGTTCAGCAAGAATTCTCCCACCATCGGCCGTCTGGAGTTGAAGAACCAGATTGAGGAGCAGATGGTTCGACCTTTCCTCTACTTGCTCAAGTCCTCTCCTCTGGTACTGCGATACCCTGACATCATGAACACTGTCCGAGTATTGTACCCGTCTCCTCGATTCGACGCCAACGAGGTCAGCGTGGGACTGGAGTTCACCTTAAAACAGGACTGGTGCTTGGACGCCTACAAGGACAAAATCTGGCGTCCCCTCCTTGAAGTGGTAAAGCCCGGGTTTGACTTATCGGGGCACACTATATTCTTTGACCGTCAGGACTTGCCCATGCCGACATGGAAAGCCGGAGACCCCGGGTACCCAACGGAGGGAGTAACAGACATCACTGCATGGCTCATCGCAGGATCTTGGTTTAGCGACGATGACCGGTCTCTGACATGTCTCACCCATTCCGACAACGGTCATGGCGTGATGGATGACCACGTCATCTGGAGCGACAAAACAGGATGGCGATGCTCCACATTCCGTTTCCCCGACGTGCCGGGATATATCGTAGACCAGATCCGGATGAACGACCATCCTGACACGGAGTGGAGTTTCAAACATTGCTACATCAAAAGAGGATGATACAGCGAATCGACATAAAAGGCGGTCAGATGACGTTCGGCCAACGCATAGAGCTTGGCCGGATCATCACTGACAAGGAGATGACCGACATCGACAAGATGAAAGAAGGCATGCAATGTCTTGGCGTCAAATGGAGCCTGAGGAACACCTCAGAAATTGTCGAGTACTGGTATGAGGTCCTCATGGGCATTAAATACTGGATCGAGCGAGAACAGACTGAGCTCAAGTACGAGCCCAGTGCTGAGGAAAAGGCAGCCGGCATTGCCCAATTCTCCATGGTGGTTGGCGAGATGGCTACCATCACTGCACTGGCCAAGGACTACTCGAAGGACCCGGACGAGATCCTGGAGTGGAAATACGGAAAGGTATACAATCTCCTTTTCACCAACTTGCAGAGTCACCTCTTCCGGGAGCGACTGAACAAAGAACTTGAGCGTAAGGCTCAACAGAAAGCCAATGCTCGCAAACCCAGAAACAAATGGCGGTAGAACTGGAACAGATATTGGCTGAGGGTCTCATCCAGATGAGAGACGAGATCATCCGGGCATCACAGGACGCCGGGCAGGAAGCTTCGGGCAGAACCTATGCTCAGATAACAGTCCAGACGGGACGAGAAGGGGAAACAGTTTGGGGAACGATCGAAGCCCCGAACTACTTCTACACTCTCATCCGGGGACGAGGTCCTGGAAAGATCCCCGCCAATCTGGGGCAGATCATCATGGAGTGGGCAAAGCTCAAAGGCATCACATTCTCGGATCCCAAGGACCTGGTCCGATTCGGAAATGCCACTGCATGGAAGATAAAACGAGAAGGCTCAGAGCTTTACCGCAATCACATTTACGTTGACTTGGTCGACACTCCCGCTGATAACTTCGAGGAGTATCTGGCTCAGCATTTGGACAAGACAATGGAGGTCCTCATTGAAGAGGCATTCACTCCTGACAACAATATGGACCACGGATATATAATATAGCGCGATATGGCAATCACCAAACAACCGGCTGACGATTCCTTCCACTCAGCATATTCGCAAATACCAGTTGAGACTGACAACTTAACATCCGGGCTCGAGATTGAGACCCAGAACTTCGATGAGGCCAACATGATCTCGTTGAACATTATAGACAATGAGGAGCTCGAGGTATTTGACAACAGTGGCGGCACGGATCAAAACTGGTCCAGAGCGTTCGTAATACCCCGAAGAATGGTAGCCGGGGAATATTATGCTTTTCGGGCTGGCTTTGGCGCAGCGAACATTGCAACTCCCCTGACGGTATCACTATGCCAATATGGCGACGGAGAGGTGGTCGAGATTGTTACGACCGACCTAACGCTTGGCTCTTCCATGATGTGGCGTGCCCGAATTCCTGATACTGAAATTGTAATACACCCTTACATGGCATTACTTGTATATGCCGGGAAGAAAGGGAAAACAGCTGGGGTGAAGGTAACACTGAGAACCATGTCTTTGACCTACGGGAAGAACTACGTTTTGTATAGCCCCAGTTCAGTGAAAGCAGCGAACTCACTAACTGAAAGCGTCGACATCCACAGGGATTCTGGATTTGGGACGACGAAGAAATACGATCTCAGCTTCTTGGCTAAAGCTGGATTCCGGGATCGTCCCAGAACATTCCCGTACGTTATCACAAGAGTCGGCTTTGGCATTGACTACAACCTCATATCAGCATACGCATACAGGGGAATCGGCGAACAAAACTTCAATGTCCGGTATGCCTCCAGAGGAGTACGACCCCGGGGACACAACGCCAACTTCTCCATGTCAAATATAGGACTGGCATTGACTGACAGAACTCCTGACAACAACAGGAATCTGTACGTAAAAAAATACTATGGGTTCCCATACTTCGTCACCCTGTTCCCGAAAGGAGTTTCGGGACTCCTCCTCTCTCGTCAGGTCGCCGTTCGGGTTAAGCTGACGGAGAGACCGACAGAAGATCAATTTGACATTTCTGCCCGACTCAACACCCCCTTTGTGTGCGAATTTGATGACGAACTTAGCAGCGGAGCCGACTACGTAAAACTCGGCATTTCCAGTGGGGAATTTCCTAATGAGGCATGGAACATCATGTTTGTCGATACAGAGGTACCTTGCAACCCATTCTACATTCGCTGGATAAACCAGAAAGGCGGATGGGACACTTACATGTTTGAGCAACACAAGAAGTATACGCAGGAGGTTGACCGGGGAGACCAATACGTATTAGCGAATTCCAGAGACCCCTATGCCTCACAGACGAGAGGCGAGTTAGCTCCGGAGTTTAAGAACATAGTCCAAGCAGGAGCAGAACAGCTTGACGAGAATGACTTTAACTTACTCAAAGGAATTGCTCTCTCGCCTTTGGTCCAGGTTTACAACCATCAAATTGGATCATGGCAACGAGTCCTCGTAGATGATACTGATCTGACTTGGGACACCAAGACTCCCCGGAACACTGTTAGCTACGAGTTCCAGCTTATTGACGAACAAACTCAGTGGTAATATGAACTACGAACTACTCATGAAAGGCATTGACGGCGAGGTCTGGTCACTGGACCTCCCGCTGGATGCTCCTGCGATGAATTACCAGATCAACAATCTGGCGGAGCTGAAAGACAGGAATGCCTCGTACTCCCAGCGGATCAGTCTGCCCAGGACGACCCATAACGAGCAAGCATTCCAATTCAGTTTTGTAGTTGGCTCAGGTTCGTATGTGCCATACATGAAGTTTCCTTGCCAACTATTCTATGAGGGAGCACTCATATCCCCGGCTGGAGCAGTATTGAACATCGTAGACGTATCAGATACATCGATCGGGGTCCAGATCCTCGGGGCAACTGCTGACTTGTTTGATACCCTCAGATCGGAAGAGCG